AGCCGGAAGAATTGAGAGAATCTTCCATTCTTCATGTAGTGAGTCCAACAAAGGTGCTTTTATTCTCAGGACTTATTGACGAGAGGAACAGAGAGACATTGATGGCAGCAGGCGCAATCGTGAATGAGTTCCGTTTCGATGATTATTATGACCAGGAGCGCTTCCTGATTGAGCTGCAGGCGAACTTTGTAGATAATATCGACTTGACTACAATCATGCGGGTAGCCGGCAATATCAAATCCGGAACAACGGCTAATTATTCCGATGACGGTGTATCTCAGAAGACAACCATCAAATCAGGTGTGGAACTGGCAGATGTGATCGTGCCGAATCCGGTCAAGCTCAGACCATATCGCACATTTGCAGAGATTGAGCAGCCAGAGAGTTCCTATGTATTCCGCATTAAGGACAGCGAGAGAGGACCACAGTTCAAACTGGTCGAAGCTGACGGCGGACTGTGGAAGAATGTGACCATGAAGAAAATCAAGGAATATCTGGAATATGAACTTTCCGAGGAATTAAAGGAGTATCACATTACAGTGATTGCGTAGGTAACAGCACCTTAGGTTTTTATTGTATCACAAATAACTCCCTGTACGGGCAGTGCAGGGAGAAAAGGAGAATAAGAAGTGTCAGGACGACCAAAACAGGGGATAGATTACGCTGGTTGGTCGGTTGATATATTTGACGGAGACAAGAAGATAGACAAGCTCTTGGACGCAAAAGGCTGGAAAGGCTTCGGGATATATTTCTTTTTATGTCAGAGAGCGTACAAGGTAAATGGATATTTCTATGAATGGGGCTATGACGACTGTGCAACGACTGCAAGGAAGATGGGCGGCGGCATCAGTTCCGGTACAGTGAAAGAAACTGTGGACTACTGCTTGCAGGTGGATCTCTTTGATAAGAGGTTATTTGACGAGTGGGGAGTGCTTACCAGTAGAGGTATCCAACGGCGTTTCTGGACGGTATTGTCAGAACGACGGAATAAAACTGTATATAGTGAATATTGGCTTTTGAAACCCGAAGAATGCAAAGGCTTAGTTAAAGTCAGCCTTTTTTCAAATGTGCAACCGACAAATGACCATTTGCATGGTACAGATAATGATTCGCCCCCTATAAAGGAAAGTAAAGTAAATAAAAAAAAATATATAGCGTTTCAGCCGGAAGTGGAACAGGCTTTTCAATTGTACCTGCTTGTCCGTGAAAATAATTATGGATCCATCATTCCGGAACAGGTGGAGGCTCTAAGGGAAGAACTTGTGTCATTAACGAGCGATCCGGGAAAGCAATTGACCATTGTAAAGAAAGCAACTTCATGGGGAACAAAAGGTTTTGAGGATACAGAGAAGAAAACGAAGAGCCGGAAACCTCAGAAGTCAAAATTCAACAATTATACCGGTCGTGATTATGACATGAACGCATTGGAGCTACAGATGCTAGGAGGAAACAATGAGTGAGATTGAGAAAAAGGAAGAGTGGTATCTGAATATTGATTATCGGGAGGCAAAAGAGATTATCCGGAACAAGCTGCAGGGCATGACACAGAACTTTATCGGAATCGGATTTTATCTCAGACAGATCAAAGAGTCGGAAGGCTTCCGGAAAGACGGATATGAAAGTATCTACGAATTTGCCGAAGACCAGTACGGCATCAAGAGATCTACAGCAATCCGCTGGATGCAGATGAATGAGAAGTTCTCCCAGGGAGGATATAGCCCATTCCTGGATAGCGGTTATAAGGATTTCGGTAAGAGCCAGCTCCAGGAAATGTTATATCTGGACAGTGAGCAGTTGGAAGAAGTGACCCCGGAAATGACAGTCCGGGAAATCAGAGAGATTCGAACACCGGATCTGGAACCCGAAGAGCAGCTTCCCGGTCAGATGAGCGTGGAAGATTTTCCGGAAGTTATGCCGGAGCAGGAAGAAAAGACAAAAGTAGAACTGCAGAAGCCGACAGAAGAAGTATGGGAATACTTAAATGCATTTGCAAGAAAATTCATAGTTATCCATCGGAATTGGTTCCTGGAGAACTATCAGAACAGAGTTATGAATGTGACTACAAGTCCCATACTGATCAGACAGAAATTCTGTGAAGGCAAAGACAGAACCTATTATTTCGCAATTAGAGAAAAGGCAGCCCATATCAATTTGTTCGATGATTATATCCAACTCTGGTCAGAAAATAATGAGTACATGGGTGACTATGACTGGTTCTATCTGGCAGCAGCCATACAGTCCATGTGGACTGTAGTCGCAATAGAAGAGGCACAGCAGAAGATTGAAGAACAGCCGAGTGAGGAAGTGTGCGACGTCGCACAATCGGAAAATACAGATTGCAAACCAGAACAGTCAAGTTGTCCTCCAGGACAGACAAGTTGTCCGAGAGAGAACTGGGGAACATCAGACGAGGATCAGTTGCAAGGCTGGAGAGAATGTGCAGCTTGCTGGAATCATTACAAGAAATTGCATGAGCACGATGAAAAGATTCCAAAAGAGGAAAATGTGGGAATTGAAATCCCTCAGGACATTATGGAAGAAGTAACAGAGCCTGTGGAGGATTATCAGGAGATTCCGGAAGAGAATGAACCGGTTATCGTGGAGCAATCGGAAGGTATTGCAATCGTTGATATTCCATCAGAGCCAGAGTTGTATGAAGAAGTATCTGAGAAGACCGATATCGATATTGCAAGGGAAGAGAATCAGAAAGCTCAGATGTATCTGGAGATGGCTGAAAAAGAATTCGGTCCAAATGATATCAGGATCCGGAAGCAGAAGATATTAGTTGCAGCACTGGCAGGATATATCCATGACCTAGATATGGTATTGAATCCTCCGGAAGAACCGGAACAGCCAGAACTGCCAATATTCCGAAACAATGACCAAAGAAAAGAGTGGCTGAGAAATCATAGAGACTGGGGAGTCTGGTACACAGATGAACATATCGGCTGTACCTACTACAAATATGATTTTGAAAATGGAGCAAGACTCATTGCTGAAGAATACGAAAGCAAGTATACAGACTATGTATCCTATCTGCATTTGATTAATGGACCAAAAGTCCCACGTGGGAAAAATGGTCAGACAAAATGGACAATACATGATTGCTACACAAAATATCCAAACAGCGAATCTGAGCTTGTAGAGTTTTTGAAGTGGATTCAGAAGGGAGAGAAGTAGATGACTCCGGCAGAAAAACAGGAAGTAATCTGGATGTTTCTAGATCAGGGATTGAGCTATAAAGAAATTGCAGAAAGAACAGGCATCCCTTATGGAACAGTATATATGCATGCCAAACGGAAGCGAGAGCATGATGAGGCAGATATGACTGGAGATAACTCTGACCGTCATAAATGCAGGATATGCCAGTATCGCCACAGTGATGCAGGTGGTTGTGATTATTGCATCCACACCGGAAAAGAGCGAGGTTGTGATGTGGAAGTATGTGATAAGGCAGTGGAAGGTCCGAGACTGACGAGAAAATAAGTGAAGGAGGAGATTAGTCATGAATAGAGCTGAAAGGCGCAGAACAGATAAACGCAGATCGGAACGTCCTAAGAGCGTTACGATCACAATGGATGAACTGGAGAAGATCCGGAAATTCGAAGCCAGGAAAGCCAAGGAGCTTATGATGTCTAAGAACGCAGAATTAGCCAATGAAATCCTTAAGATGATGCTGGTAATCCCAACAAATGTCCTGATTGCGGATTTCTGGCCGAAGTCAGCCAGGAAGAAGATACCGGAATTTGTAGAGAGCTGTATGAGCCTGTATGAAGCTTGGGAAAAAGGTGTGGTAGCGATGGATGAGATGCAGAAGCTCACAGAAGAATATGCTGGTATCAAGCTGGTGGACAAAGGTACACCGACAGATACGGCGCTTAAGGAACGGGCGAGAAAGGAGCTGAGATAGATGCGATATACAAAATATCATGCTGGAAAAGCAGTGATTAAGGATAAGAATAAGTTGTCAGAAGCTATGGAGAAGTTGGCGAGACTGGAAGATGCCGAGGAAAAGGACAGACTTGGTCAGTGGATTCCATGCAGTGAGAGGTTTCCGGAGGATGAAAGCTACATACTGGTATCATTTGAAAACTACACAATGCCGGATATCGCAAGATACGAAGAAAATGACGGAGAAAACGATAAGTTCTATCCTGGAGATGATGAAGAAACCTACGCGCATTATGGATTGATTGTGAATGCATGGATGCCATTGCCGAAACCGTATAAGGAGAAAACAGAATGACAAATAGGGAATATATGATAAATCTATTGCTGGACGGTTTGAAATCACGCTTGAACCGAGTAAGCATTGATGATGGTGGTGCAAGCGAAGAAGCTATGATTTATTACAACATAAATTGTCCATATTATGCAGGTGATAAAAGAGCATATTGCCGAAAAGAAGGTAGTCTTGTACCAAGTAGAGAGGTATGCGTAGCTTGTAAAGCACATTGGCTTGAACAGGAAGTTGATGAATAAAAACAAAACGACGAAGGAGATGGTGGTAATGAATAACAATATTTCAGAAAATAAGAATAAATACAAGAACAACTGTCGGAAGGTCTATGCAGATTATCACAGAGATGACCAAAATAAGATGATTGAAGCAAGGAGGCTCAGAAAGAAATGTGGACCATTAAATCGGACGAACGTCTTGAATTATATGATGAAGAAGAGGACGAAGTAATTGCAATATTACTCTGGGACGAGAGATTCTTGAACTGGAAATTGTATTATAGGTATACAGGAGGGAGTGGATATGCCTATCTGGATTCCATGGAAGGATTTGGAAAGCTGGATATAGAACCAGTAGAGATGGCAGCAGTCGAGAACATTATAGACTACTGCAAGGAAAAGGCAAACCTTTGGGAAGGACGTGCAGAGGATATGGAGGCGATGATGTGAAATGGATCCGGGAAAACATGAATCAGATAAATCTGGTAGAGGAAGGAAAAAAGATAGCATACATTGCCTACATTAACTGGGAATGGAAATTATTTGAAGGTGGCGAAGAGTGGTGTGTTGGTCTGAAGGTCTATAATTCGCATCAGGTAGAAGAGGCGCAGCGGGCAGCAGTCAATGAGCTGATTCGGTATCACACAGAAAAAGCAGAGTTGTTCCAGAAATATAAAATGGAGACAGCAGCATAAAGCGGAGGAGGTGAAAGCCGTTGGCGTACATGGAAAGTTATGAGCAGTTGGCATTTGCAATCGTGAAGTTAGCTGTAGAAGATTATCGCAGTGCATTAAAACGATTGAAAAGACATTCGAATGACCAGCAGGCATTATGGAGTAAAGCTGATTGCGAACGATTCTTTCGGAATGATATTGGAACATATTGTAATCTGGACGGAGAAAAGATTATGAGAGCTGTTCAGGAACAGGTGGGATATAATGATGGATAGAAAGCAGCTGAAAAAATATAAATCCAACAAAAGAAGAATAGCCGGAATCAAGAAAACAATCGACAGACTGGTGGAGCAGTTGGACAATGTTCCGGTAGTACCAGGCAAGGTCACAAAGTCAGGTGATGAATTTCCTTACATTGAGCAACATGTGAAAGTAGTAATAGAAGAACCGAAGGAAGCAACCAGGTTAAAAGAGCGCATCAGAGAGAAGCGGCAAGATCTTGGTAGATTGGAGCAGGAGAATGAAGAAGTAGAGAAGTACATAGAGCAGTTACCTGTAGGTATGAAGAAAGAGATATTTGAAATGGTGTATCTGGACGGAATGACACAAGAAGCTGTCGCTGATATAGTAGGATATTCGAAAGGAAGAGTATCACAGATTATTTCTGAGACAATAAAAGATTAAACAAATTAAACTTTTAGATATGTTATTATTATAATGAACTTAGTGGAAAGAAAGATTTCATTATGGTTTCACAATCCCCTTACAAGGTACATACAAAACCCAGAAAGAACGGCTTCACAATAGGCTGTTCTTTTCTTTTGCATAATGTCAGATTTTGAGATATTATGAGAATAGGTTTTAAGATATGCGGAGGGATAAAATGGTTGAAAACAAACAAATGCTATTGTATAGCGCACAAAAGTCTGTAGATAATATTTCAAAATTAGCGATAGAAAATGCTGACGATGAAGAATGTTATTTGGTTATTGGAACAGCGCTCCATTGGGTAATAGACTGCATTGATCGTATCCCTGAAAAGCAAATAAAAGAAGAACACAAGAAATTATTTTCTGGATTACGATTTGCTAATAATTGTTTAAAACACAATATAACTTTTCAAAAAGCTCATAAGGTAGAGAATCACAGATATCCTTATAGATATCCATATAGGTATGGTACTTATTTTGTATGGGTGCCATTAGATAAAGTTAATATTGAAGAGAACAAAGAAAATCAAAGAGTAAATTATAAAAATAATTTGGAAGGGAAAAATGTTTGTGTTACGATGTTGAACATAATGAATATTATAAAAGAATATTACGAAACTTTGTAAGAAGGAACTAGGAAAGGGTGTTTTGAATTAACAAGGTTTTAATGAAAAAGTGGATGAATAAAGAGAAGACGATGATGGCAGCAATCAATTGAATGCTGCCTTAAAATATGGAGGCGAAATATCGTGTCTAACCCGAGGAGCACAAATGGAAACCTGAGAAGAAAACATAGAGCTAGATTAAAGGCAATAGGTGGAGAGTGTGGGATATGTAGAGGCAGGCTAGGACCGATACATTACGATGAGCCAAGCGACAGTGCTCATCCTCTGTCATTCGTGATTGATGAAATCAAACCGATATCGAGATGGAGAGAGTTTGGCTATAGCTCAAAAGAAGCGGCGGCACAGGACTGGAACAACCTTCAGGCGGCTCACTACTGCTGTAATGCAGCTAAAAGCAATCGGACATTAAATGAATTATCGAGGCGCCAACAATGCCACAAAATGAACGTCACAGACGGTGCATGGTGATGGTGCATGAAAGGGTGGGGAGGGTACCCCGCTACATGTGCGAAGCAACCCTCGCCGTCCAGCGCCGATTTACACACAAGAAAATTATAAGGAGCGGTCAAAAGATGGCAAGAGCAAGGAAAATGGCCACTGTAACGGCATCCGGAACCCGGCTGGAACAGCTGGAAAACCTGGCCATAATATTGGCAAAACAGATTGATATGTGCACAGGAGAACTGGATGATAGCATGAAGACAGTCCCTCAGCTTGTGAAACAATACCGGGAAACCATAAAAGAAATCGAAGAAATCAGGGGAATGGAGAAAGACGATGACGAAATTGGAGAGATCCTCTCAGCGCGGAAAGCTGATGGGAAGCCAGACGCCGTCCGTTAGAATTGCTCCGGATTACGCCTATACAGATGGAGCTGACGCAGTAAAGGTTCTTGCAGTCGGAAAGCTAATCGTGGATCCGTGGCAGAGTGAAGTGCTGAATGACTGGATGGGGAGAACAGAAGAAGAAATATGGTCAGCTCCAACATGTGGACTATCCGTACCTAGACAGAACGGAAAAACACTGGATACATCCGGAAGAATTGCATCCGGAATGATTATGTATTCAGAATGGGTGATATATACAGCACATCTGCAGAAGACAGCCACAGAAACATTTATGGAAATCAAGGGACTTTTTGAAACAAGAGGACTCAGGAAATATGTAAAAGAAATCAAGTCGGCTCTTGGAAGAGAGCAGATCATACTAAAAAATGGCGGCAGAGTTGTATTTGTAGCAAGGACCAGAAATGGAGGACGTGGATTGCACGGAGATTGCCTAGTCTTTGATGAGGCACAGGAATTGACGAGTGAACAGCAGGCATCTTTTTTGCCTGCTATTTCTGCGTCAAAAAATCCACAGACAATCTACCTAGGAACACCACCGGACGAAAATTGCACCGGCACTGTATTTCGAAAAATCAGAGAACGCGCAAGGAATGGAGAAAGCAATTCTACGGCATGGACGGAATATTCGGTTGATGAGATTGGAAATGTCACTGATCGAACACGTTGGGCGGCGTGCAATCCTGCGCTTGGAAGACGAATGACAGAAACAACAATAGCTGCAGAGTGCGAACAGATGGATGAAGATACATTCGCGAGAGAGCGTCTTGGCTGGTGGTCACCGATAAACAATGATCAAGATTATGCTATCGACAAAAAGAAATGGGAAGCATGTGCCTCGGAAAAAGGGAAACCGGAAGGTAAAACGGCTTATGGAATAAAGTTCTCAGCAGATGGATCCTTGGTTGCGTTGTGTGGAGCTGTATGTCCTGAATCGGAAGAAGCAAGAATATCTCTGATCGAGATAAAATCAACAGACAGAGGAATCCAGTGGTTGGCTGATTGGCTTAACCAAAGATACAAGACGGCATCGTGCGTAGTGATAGACGGAAGGAATGGTGTGGATTTTCTGATAGAGAAGATAGCACCTGTATGGAAATATAAGCAGTCGATTATACGGCCATCCGCAAAAGACGTGATTGCATCAGTAAGCCAGCTGGAACAGGAAATCAATGAGCAGACAGTAACTTGGTACAAATATCAAGAAATTCTCGCGGAGTCAGCCGTTACGTCTGTAAAAAGACCAATCTCGGGTGGCTGGGGATTTGGTGGAGACAATTCCACACCGATTGAAGCGGCCGCCTTGGCGCTATGGGGGTGCAGAACCTCAAAACGAAATCCGAATAGAAAGATGAGGATAGGATAATGGAATTAAATTTCGGAATGGTAATAGGACTTCCACTGGAAGAACAACAGTGGTTGAATGAATTGAAGTATATTTATGATTACCATCGGACAGCGAACAGAAAAAAGAAACGATACTACAATGGCAAGGTTACGCTTAATGAGGTAAATCTTGGAATTGCATTGCCGGCCGGTCTTGGAAAGCTTGAAATAGGCTGTGCGTGGGGAGCAAAGACAGTAGACGTTCTTGCTGGAAGGTCAATGTTTGATGGATTTGTTACGGAGAATGGAACAAAGTCAGATGATATGGACCAGATCATGAAAAGAAATCATCTTATTGCCGAGTATAACAAAGCAGTGAAGGAAGAATTAAAGTATGGATGCGCTTTTGCGGCGGTATCCGGTCAGCAAGACGATGCAAGAGTTCGCTTCTATTCTCCGCACTGCGCTGCAGCTTCTTGGAATGCCAAAGAGGGGCGTATAAAATACGGATTTGCCTTTGAAGATAACAGAAGGGATGAGTCGGACGTTACATGGAGTCCGGAACATGTCAATTTTTATACGGATACAGATATTTGGGAACTGGATCGAGATGGTGGGACATGGTATGCGACACGAAATCCGCATGATTTTGGAGAACCACTCATGGTTGCACTGATCTGGGACGCAACCAACGATAAGCCTTTTGGCCAGTCAAGGTTAAAAGAGCCAATTCGCCGTCTGATACAAGGATATGTAAGAACAGTGGCAAATGCAACAATCGGATTGGAATTCGCAACCTCACCGCAGAAATATCTATTAGGTGTATCCGATGAACAGTACGATGCACTCATTGACAATAAATTCAAACAATACGTCGGAAGTATTCTGTATAGCACGAATAATCCGGAGACAGGAGAAAAACCGAATTTCGGTCAGCTCTCCCAGGGAAATATAGAGCCTCATGTACAGATGCTCCGAATGTTGGCTACACAGTATTCTGCAGCTACTGGATTAGCTGTGACAGACGTTGGAGTGGTAAATGATGCAAATCCAACATCAAGCGAGGCGATTATAGCACAGTCGCAGACTCTGATTCTCATGGCGGAGCAATTAAACCGATCAAACGGAGATGCACTTCACAGAATTGCTAAGATGGCACTTGCAATTGAACTTGGAACAACTCCGGATGATTTGCCGGAAGAAAGTGAAGATATCATTGCACATTTTAAAAATCCGGCAATGCCTAGTATAGCATCGACTACAGATGCAGCTCTTAAAATTGCAACAGCGAGACAGGGGTTTGCAGACACAGACATCTTTCTTGAAATGATTGGATTCGATCAGGCAGATATCCGCAGAATCCGAGCACAGGAACAGAGGGCAAAAGGTGACAGTATCTTGACGGAGGAATTTGTAAATGCAGATAACGGAGAAGGCATGGCTGGAATACATAACGAAGATGTCACAGATTAGCCAGAAGGCAGCAGATCTGATGCAGGCATATGTTCAGAAACATGGTTTTGCGGATGATAAGGCTCTTTTAGATTACGCATTTGTATTATCACAGCGTTACGGACAGGCTATCGGCTCACTGTCTTGCAAGATGTACGAAGCTACGGCATCGGCACAGGGAGTAGTTGTTCCGACAGCAGAAATTGCAGATCTTCCGGAATACGGAGAAGTGGCAAAAGCAGTTCGTGGAACAATGAAACAGTCTCAGATGAACGTACCGGCAGCGATAGCAAGATTGGTAAAGCAGGTCGGAGCTGACACCACTTTGAAAAATGCTATGCGAGATGGTGCACAGTTTGCGTGGGTACCGCATCGGGACACATGTGCGTTTTGCATTACATTGGCATCCAGAGGATGGCAGAACATATCGAAGAAAACTCTTAGGAATGGACACGCCGAACACATCCATGCGCATTGCGATTGTGAGTATGCGGTAAGATTTGACGGAAAGAGTACAGTAGCAGGATATGATCCGGATAAGTATTTAGAGGAATATGAGAAAGCCGGTGGTGACATTAATGCCATGCGGAGGATTCGGTACAAGGAAAATAAGGATGCTATTAATGCAAGGAAACGAGAACTGTATGCAGAAAGGAAGGCAAAAACTATTGAAAAGACTCCCCGTTCTGCTATAATGGAATCAGATTTAGGAATGTTTAAACAAAAACTTCGCAGTGACGGTAATATGGACAAAGAATATTACAACTGTCTAAAGGATAAATTTTCACATGGTATAGACGATGCCAAACGACTATTCACAAAATATGCTTCGGGTGATAGCATTGAAAATGCTGTGTATGAAAATACGGCTCACTATAATACTAAAACGAAAAAGATATCCATGAATTATGGTGCAGATTTAAAGAATCCACGTGGAGCTGGAGCTACATGGTTCCATGAACACGGTCATTTAGTTGATGATTTAGCTGGAAATCTATCAGATGATAAGAATTTTATCCAGTTATTGGAAAGTGATTCGTTGTCATATCGTATAGCATATGGTAAAGCACATCATTTGGGTACTTTTGATAAAGTTGATAAAGCCATTAGCGAAGAACTTGGAGATATGCGAAAAGATTCGGCAATATCAGATATTTTTGATGGTGTAACACAAGGCAATATAATTGGGTGTGCATCACATCCGAAGGAATATTGGAAAAACCGGGACAATGTTACATCCGAGGCTTTTGCACATATGTTTGAAGCACAGTTTGATAAAGAAAGATATGAACAAATGAAAAAATATTTTCCAAATGCATTGGAATATTTTGAAAAAAAGATGAAGGAGGCGTTGTAAATGAATGTTCTGAACCCAAAGTTTGAAAAAGCGCATAAGGATTTTGTACTTCATTTTGGATATTGTCCTCAGATTCCGAATGAAATCGATTTTGATCAGTCTAAATATGCGGACGATCTCTTGAAAAGTGTAGCCGATAATTATGATTACACGACTGAAAAATATGGTACGCAAGTGCCTAAAAAGTATCCTAAACCGAAAATAATAATTGATTAGCATCATATGAATGCGGACTATAAAATAACAAGAACAGTAGATACCACTGATCAGAAATGGTTGGTGGTATTTTTATACCTATTTTCCGGGAGGTGATGGAACATGGCTACATCAACAATAAATATTTTGACCATTTGTATTGCGGTATTTGCTATATGCAAATTTACATAGCAATTAAATACAGATAATTTTGCCACGCAGAGATGCGTGGTATTTTTATACTCATTTTTAAGAAAGGATAAGGTAAACAGTATGAAAAAATTATTTATCAGTCAACCAATGAGAGGGAAATCCGATGAAGACATCATGGCAGAGCGCAAGAAAGCAATCGAGAGCGCAGAGAAGGTGATTGGCGAACCAGTAGAAGTGATTGATTCGTTTTTCCAGGAAGCACCGGTAGATGCAAAGCCACTGTGGTTCCTTGGAAAATCTCTGGAACTTTTAGCAGGTGCAGATATCGCATATTTTGCGGAAGGATGGCAGGACGCAAGGGGATGTAGAATTGAGCATACTTGTGCTGCTGAGTATAACATTGATCGAATCGAACCGTAGGAAGGTGGCGATCCAGATATCTCCCTTTAAGGCGCAGGGTTACGCGTCTTGTTTTTGTGGCAACGCATGCCTTAAATGCGGTAACTATAAGCACTCAATCAGGAGGGAAACAAAATGGCAGACGATAAAACATTTACTCAGGCTGAAATGGATTCAATCATCGAGGGACGCCTCGCGAGAGAACGTGAAAAATACGCAGACTATGACAGCTTGAAGGACAAGGCTGGTAAGTATGATGAGATGCAGGCAAAGGGAAAGACAGATCTTGAGAAAGAAAAAGAGAAGTGCAACTCTTTGGAGGCCGAACTCAACAAGCTTAAAAAAGCTGACACTGTTAGACAGGTAAGAGAAAAAGTAGCGAAAGATACAAGTGTTCCGGCAGAGCTTCTCACAGGTGAAGATGAAGAATCTTGTAAAAAGCAGGCAGAAGCAATCTTGAAATTTGCAAAGCCAAAGACTTACCCGGGAACAAGAAGCAGCGCAAAAAAGATTACGGAACACCATGAAGCAGACGATGCGATGCGAGAATTTGCGCATCAGATATTTGGAAAAGGAGAATAAAGTATGGCAGCATTACTTAGTACAGATTTTACAATCCCTGCTGAGATTTCACAGGGGATTTTTGAAAAAGCACAGAAAGGTTCTACACTGGCACAGTTATCCGGAGCAAGACCACAGAAGTTCGGAAAGCAGCAGGTGTGGGTATTAACTGCACCACCGAAAGCGGAACTGGTAGGCGAAGGAGCGAAGAAATCACCAACTCCGACAACATATGCATCTAAGACAGTTAATCCGTTTAAACTGCAGGTTACCATGAGATTTTCACAGGAAGTGCAATGGGCGGATGAAGATGTACAGATCGGAGTCCTTCAGGACCTTGCATCTAATGCAGGCATCGCTCTTGGAAGAGCACTTGACCTTGTAGGTATCCACAAAATCAATCCACTTACCGGAACAGTATCAGATATGGTAAAAGAAGGGTTAATCGATACAACACAGTCTGTCCAGCTGACAGAAGCAAAATACGATGATGCAATTGAAGCGGCAGCAGGAGTAATCATCTCATCTGGATACACTCCAAGCGGAATCGCAATGGATCCGACTCTTTCATTTGGTCTTTCCACAATGAGAGATGCAAACGGAAGGAAGATTTATCCGGAAATCGGATTCGGGCAGAACCTCACTAACTTCTCTGGAATGCAGGCAGCAGTATCAGATACAGTTTCCGCAAAAAATGAGATTACCACAGATACAAATCTGCTTGGTATCGTTGGACAGTTCGATGCCTTCCGTTGGGGTGTACAGAGATCCATCGGAGCGCACCTGATTGAATATGGTGATCCGGATGGACTGGGAGACTTACAGAGACAGAACCAGATTGCAATCCGTGCAGAAATTGTATATGGAATTGGAATTCTGGATCAGAAAGCATTTGCGAAGATCACGAAGGCAGCAGCGTAGCCTATGAAGTTTTTTTATAAGCAAACAGGAATTATAGTGGAGTCTGACGAGATGTTGGACTCTACCATGTTCCGACCGGTTGAAAAAGAATCGGAGCTGAAAGAAGAACCGGAAAAGAAACCGGTAAAAAAGACAGCTACGGCAGGAAGAAAGACGCCAGCAGCGAAAAAGTAGGTGATCAGATGGCTTATGCAACATACGAGGATATTCAGAAACGAAAAGGAACAGATATTTCGGATACAAATTATGTAATGGCACTCTTAGAGGATGCAGCGATCATCATTGATGCATATAACCGCAATGCTACAGACGAGGCAAAGAAATTAGTGTCATGCAACATGGTTATTCGGACGCTCGGAAGCAGAGAAGAAGGTGTACCTATTGGAACGACACAGACAACTACGACAGCAATGGTATATTCACAGACCTGGACAAATGCAAATGGAAGCGGCGAATTGTATCTGACTAAATTGGATAAGAAAATCCTTGGCGTCGGAAATCGAATTGGATACACAAATCCATATTCTGGCTTAATACAGACGGAGGAAGAAGCATGATCAAAGGAATTACGGTAACGCTCTATGAGAAAAAAGAAACAGGAACAGATCCGTTTGGACATCCTGTTTACGAGGAAATGCCGGTTGATGTAGAAAATGTATTGGTAGCTCCGTCCACAACCACCGAAGTTCTTGATGTGCTGAATATCACTGGGAAAAAAGCAGTGTATGATATTGCAATTCCAAAAGGTGATGATCATACGTGGAAAGACTGCCGCGTTGATTTTTTTGGAGAGTCATGGAGGGTGTTTGGGCTGCCAAAGCAAGGAATTGATGAAAATGTTCCGGGAAGATGGAATCAGAGATGGATGGTAGAGCGATATGAGTAAGGTGAAAATTGAGCTCAATTGCGCCGGAGTCAGGGAACTGATGCAGTCTCCGGAAATGCAGGCAATCCTTGTAGAGCATGCGAATAAGATAGCCAGTGCATCAGAAACAGAAGCATATGTAGCGCAGACGCGAGCAGTTGTGAAAGTCTGCGGAGATGACGGTAATAACGGATTATTGAAGGCGGTTGGAAAACATGGTGGAAAAAATCGTTAAGGATTATCTGCAGTCCAGTCTTGGAATACCGGTTAGATTGGAAGAAGATGATGATCTTGGAAATGAATATGTATTGATTGAAAAGACTGGATCTAACACAGAAAACCATATTGCATCGGCAACTCTGGCTGTCCAGTCTTATTCTGCGTCCCTATACGGGGCGGCATCGCTAAACGAGCGGGTAAAAGAAGCAATGGAAGAAATAATCGAATTGGACGATATCAGTAGATGTGAGCTTAATACGGATTATAACTACACTGATACAGCAAGGAAAAAATATCGGTATCAGGCAGTATATGATATCGTCCATTATTAGGAGGGATAAGATGAATACAGAACATGTAAGCGCAGGAAAACCGAAAATCGGTGGAGCAATCTATCGAGCACCATTAGGAACCACGCTTCCGACTGATGCCAAAACAGAACTTGATGCAGCATTTAAGGAGCTGGGATACTGTTCGGAAGATGGAATCACAAATTCCAATAGCCCCGAGACAGATAACGTGAAGGCTTGGGGAGGTGATACTGTTCTTGATTTACAGACAAGCAAAGAGGACAGTTTCAAATATAAGCTACTTGAAATCACCAATATCGAGGTTTTAAAAGCGGTATATGGCGATGAGAATGTAACAGGGACACTTGAAACTGGAATTACGGTAAAAGCTAATAACAGCGAAGCGGAAGCATGCGCCTGGGTTTTTGATATGATATTAAAAAATGCATTGAAACGAATCGTTGTGCCATCAGGATCAGTTACAGAGGTAGCAGATATTGTCTATAAAGACAGCGAAGCTATTGGGTACGAAACAACAATGAAAGCAACACCAGATTCAGATGGGCAGACTCACTATGAATATATTGTAGAGAAAGGAAAATAAGATGGTTGTAGAAATGCCAAAAACAAAAACCGTAGCACTCGACGGAACAACAGAAAGTGGGTTCCAATATACAATACCACCAGATGCGATAGACGACTATGAATTACTGGAAGACCTGTGCGATATTGATAATGGAGATGCTTCTAAAATTACAATAGCTGCAAGACGACTTCTCGGAGATACACAGTTGGAGGCGCTCAAGGATCATGTAAGAAATGAAAACGGAAGAGTCCCAGCTACAAAAATGGTTGAAGAGATTACCCAGATATTCAATGAGTCAAAAGTAAAAAACTCTTAGTCCTCGCTCACATGATAAACATAGATGAAGAAGCATTGATTTGTGATTTCGCAGAAACGTATCACATTTATGATTACAAATCTCTACCGCTACGAACGGTGGGGATTTTTGCGTGTGGGTTGAGGCCGGATTCAAGAATCGGAATGAGAATATCTGATTCAAAACTTACAACAGATCAAACATTATTAGCACTGGTTGCTGATAATACGCGGGCAATCGCCTGGTTAAATAGCTCAGACGGTGCAAAAGGGATTAATCGTCCAAAATCATTGGTAGAGGCACTGATTGGAGAAAAGAAAACCATAGAAAGTGCAATCGAAACGTTCGAAACGGGACAGGATTTTGACGATGAGTGGAGACGACTGACAGGAGGTGAGAAGTAGTGGCAGGTACAGAACTTGCAAAAGCATATGTGCAGATTATTCCGTCTGCACAGGGAATCAGTGGAAAAATTCAGCAGGCAATAGACCCAGAGGCAGAACCGGCGGGGGCTTCGTTTGGAGGTAAATTAGTTGGAAAGTTAAAAGGGATTATTGCTACTGCAGCAATTGGAAAAGCGCTAGGATCAGCAATCAGTGAGGGAGCAAATCTTGAGCAAAGTCTTGGCGGAATTGAGACACTATTCAAGGATAGTGCTGACAAGGTTAAGGCGAATGCTGCGGAAGCCTATAGGACAGCCGGTATGAGCGCGAATGAGTACATGGAATTGACCACAAGTTTCTCCGCAAGCCTCTTATCAAGCTTAAGCAATGATACATCTAAGGCGGCAGATGTAGCAGATATGGCTATGACCGATATGTCCGATAATGCTAATAAAATGGGAACCAACATGGAAGACATTAAGAACGCCTATCAAGGTTTTGCAAAACAAAATTATACCATGTTGGACAACTTGAAATTAGGCTATGGTGGTACTAAGACAGAGATGGAGCGCCTGCTTGCTGATGCTCAAAAAATTACGGGTGTAAAATATGACATCAACAATCTGTCTGATGTGTATTCGGCTATTCATGTGATACAGGGACAGTTGGATATTACCGGAACAACTGCGAAGGAAGCGGCAACAACCTTAGCGGGATCATTCGATTCCATGAAGGCAGCAGCCAAGAATGTTATGGGGCAAATTGCTCTTGGAATGGACATAAAACCAGCTTTGTCAGCACTGGCAGAGACGATGACAACTTTTCTTGTTGGGAATTTACTTCCTGCAGTATGGAATGTAATTTCTGCACTTCCGGGGGCGTTAGTAACATTTATACAGACTGCTACACCACAGTTGGTGACTGCATTAATGCAATTTGTGCCAGAGATTGCGTCGCAAGTCCAAACCGCATTGCCACAGCTATACGAAATGGCAAACGGAATGCTGCTACAGATTACAACTGCAATCCAAACGAATCTTCCAGGGCTATTACAACAAGGTGTTGAAATCGTAACTAATATTGCAAATGGAATATTGCAGAATATTCCTCAATTAATTTCGATGGCAGCAACACTGATGGCTAATTTTGAAAATGCGATATGGTCGGCGTTACCACTTGTATTAGTAGCAGGAGGCAAACTAATCCTCAATCTAGTTAATGGAATTATTAATAATCTTCCACAGATTGCAACAGCTGCAGCTCAAGCAGTGGCAAAAATGACAGCAACAATCGGACAGAATCTACCGCAGGTTCTGCAGTCTGGTATTGAGATTATTGGAAAGTTGGCGGCTGGATTAATTCGAGCAATCCCAAGCCTTATAGCTCAGATTCCTCAAATTATTTCTGGAATTCGAAGCGCGTTTTCAAATGTTGATTGGGGGACTATCGGTCACAATATTATCCAGGGAATTGCGAATGGACTAAGAAATGCAGGACATATGTTGTGGGAAGCTGTCAAGGGATTGCTTGGAAGTTTTAAGGATAATGTACTGTCGTTCTTCGGAATCCATTCTCCTTCTCGTTGGGGTATATATGTCGGAGAGATGATTGACACTGGTTTTGCAAAAGGAATTATAGGAAAGCTTCCGGCAATTAACTCTGCAGTAACCAAGCTTCAGGATATTGCCACAAGCCCGTTCTCAAACGCGAATTTGAATTATGATTTACAGGGAACGGCAAACAGCTCTAGAACATCAGAAAATGAGATGTCAAGCCGACTTGATACTTTAATTGCATTATTAAGAGTAATTATTGCGATTATAGATGGAAAACCAAGCGGAGATGTAAGCGAACGAGAGCTGATTCGAGCATTAAGAGATATGGGGGTTGTATTCGAATGATAGAAATCAAATATGTATGTTCTAATGGAAAAGAATACAATCTTGCGGGTGACCGGATGAGACCAACGTCCGGTTACTTCCACGATTATGAATGGAAACCAATGACTACAGATCAGGAAATTGGAGCAGATGTATACGGGTTTGAAAAAGAACCAAAAACATATCAAATCACATTAACATTCCGTGGACCACTGGAAGAACGCAAAGCCAAGATGGATGAGTTGACAAACTGCTTTGAGTATGATGTTGTAAATCTTACTCCAGGGCGTATATGGTTTGGAAACTATTATATTGATTGCTATATTAAGGATATGTCCAGCAAAGTGTCATCTACCCGGAACTGCTGGACAGACATGGAACTCGGTATCTACTGTCCATATCCTATGTGGGCAGAGGAAGAATCTAAGAGCTTCTATCCGGATAGCGCAGACAAGGGGGGAATTTATAACTTCTTAGATTACCCATATGATTATCAATATGACTATTCAAAACCATTATCCGGAACAGAGCATTGGTATGTAGATCATTACAGAAGTAGCAATTTTCAGATGACTATCTATGGCCCGTGTGCGAATCCAAGAATCATAATTGCCGGACAGGTCTATCAAGTGTATGACACGCTTGAAGCACATGAATACATTGTTATTGATTCACGTAAGAAAACAATTATAAAAAGACTTGCTAATGGTACGGAACAGAACATTTTTTATAAGAAAGCAACCGGCAATTCTATATTCACGGAAATTCCGTCAGGAGACATCTTGATAAATTGGAGTGGAGAGTTTGGCTTCGACATTGTGGTGTACAAAGAAAGGAGTGTACCGGAATGGATCTCATCAAAACAGATCAATACGGAAGGCAGATCGGCTATGTACAGGGTGCAAATATAGATTTCGAAGTCGGAGCTGATGAAGCCGACAGTATTAATGATTTTGAGATTGAGCTTAAGCGTTGGAATTGGGATGGGTCTATTAGATATGGAACTAGAGTATTTTCACCGGATACTGAGTATGGCGGAATTGTCCGAGAAATCAGCACCGATACAAGTACTAATGTAATCCGTGCAAAAGGAGATACCTGGCGCGGAATGATGACCAAAAAAATTATACAGCCATTGAGTGGACAGGATTACGCAATAGCATCTGGGGAACTTAATTCAATCATAAAATCCAAGGTTGAATCTGAGTTCCCTGGACTCTTTTATGGCGTTACTGCAGATACGGGGGTTACAGTGAATAATTATCAATTTGACCGATATTGTACCTTGCATGCTGGACTGGTTAAGATGTTGAAATCAGTAGGATATCGACTGGATATCAGATACCAAGAAGGTGATGTTGGTATGGCTGGATATGTGAAAGTGAGTGCTGTTCCAATCAACGATCTGTCATCAGAGTATGAGCTGACCAACGATAATAACATGAATTTCATAACTGACGATAACCGGCGCGGAATCAACCATCTGATTTGCCTTGGAAAAGGGGATTTAAAGGACAGGTTAGTTATACATCTATACGCTGATCAGAACGGTACAATTTCGCAGACTCAGCAATATTTTAAGGGAGCAGAGGAAATTGCGGCTATATATGATAGCAGCGGATCAGAAAGAGATGACCTGATTAAGAATGGAATTAAGGAACTGGAAAGCAAGAAGTCAAGTATGTCTTACAACATGACCATGACTAAGTTGGAAGGAAATATCGATCTAGGAGATATTGTTGGAGGAAAAGATTATCTGACCGGAATTAGCATGAAGAAACCGATTGGTCGAAAGATATGGACAATATCCTCCGGGAAAGAAAAAGTAGTGTATAAACTGGAAGGAGAGACATAATGGAAATAATTACAGGATATACAGGAAAGCCCCATGTAACATCCGAACAGGATAGAGATGTAAATATTGGAGTTGTGGGAGAAGGATCTTATGTACTGCAGACTGGAATGCAGTTGGCAGCAGAGGTATCTTCCAACAATGAAATTAAAATCAGAGATGGTGTGTTGATGCATCAAGGGTGCACAGCATCAATCAAGAAAAATACATATGACTCTCTTATTATCATCAATGGTAGTCAGGGAATGAAACGTATTGACTTGATTGTTGCTAGATACGAAAAGAATCAAGATAATGGAATAGAAAGTCTTGACTTGAAAGTTATTCAGGGAACACCGGCGGAATCAACCCCGACAGTTCCAGAATATACAGAGGGAGATATTCAGGCTGGTGATTATGTGGCAGACATGCCAATGTACCAAGTTATTATTGATGGACTTAATATTACAGAAGTCAAAAAAGTGTTTGAAGTCGCCCCAGATATTGGTGCTATGAAGAAAGAGATTGCTGAATTAAATAGCAATATAAAAATATTAAATTCTAAAAATGACAATGGTCATGCACTTAAAGTGTTTAATGCATCCGAAAATCTCGCATATGGGTGCTGGAATGATGGTTTGTATCGTTATGACGGTTACTATGGCAACGGCGCGCCATCTGACTGGGCTGGCATTATGTTGGTGTCCGTAATCTTCATTAATGGAGAAATCAACGGCTATCTTAAAGTTGCATGGGATATGAGTATGACCCAGTACATCATGAAAAACAACAAGGACGGATCCGTGTCTCAAAGTTGGGCAAAATTGTAATTAAACATATATTACCAGTAGATTGAGTGTAGTTGTTCCACCCAATCCGGAATAATAATTACTATTGCACCTGACGTATACTTCTGACCAGTCTGGGAGTGCTTGGATTGCGACTTTTCCGTACACCAAAGCATTGTTAGAATTTGTTGTTGTGCCAGGGATTGCAGAGACAATTTTTCCACCGTTTTTTATTATTTGATTTACTTCTGGCGAGAAGTCAGCAAGTATATTCGTATCGGTCGCTACAGTTTTGCTGAAGCATTCCACTTTTTTATTGCTATTTAGCGCAGCAACAGAAACCAATATGTAACCCGTAAACCAGGAGCCAATCGGCTCTTATTTTTGTGCGACATCGCACAGAAAGGAGTAACAATTGAAGATTATATTCAATGACGCAACGGAGCTGGTTGTCCAGTCCGCATCGATCCGTGCAGATGGAAGTCTCCTAATTAAGACCATCTCTGCAACGGAGGAAGAACTGAGATCCATGTTCCAGGACGAGTTCAAAACCAAGAAGATGACCGTGACAGAACGGGAGTCCACAGTCGCAACTTATGAGAATTACACCAATCTCAACGCTCTTGTGAAGTACATTGGCGGAATTCTAGGAGTAGTTCTATATAAATCCGACGAGACACCAGAGGATAAGCTGGAGGCTCTGGAAAAAGAAAACGCTGAACTGAAAGCGAATATGGATATGCTCCAAGGATGTATTCTTGAAATGTCAGAGTTGGTATATCAATAATGGTAACTATATTAACAAACTTATTCATATTATTACAAAATTCAGGAGGTAAAGAAATGATGGCAATGTTATGGGCACAGCAGATTATGTTAGGAAAGAAGACTTATGGTCAGGTTCCAAGATTACTCAAGGACAAGGTAAAAGAAATCTTGGAAGATTCCGGAATGGGAGAGCTTGCAAATGACAAATAGTGAGGCGGTGATTAATATGGGAATACGTGCAAGACACAAGAGGTCTTATTTTTATGTAATAAAATAAGGAAAGGATGATTAATATGATGGAAAAGATTTTGTTTTTATTATCAAGTAACTCATTTATTAGGATTCTGTTGATTGCGGTGACACTGGACACTATTCTGGGTGTTCTCCGGGCAATCAAGGAGCATAAGTTTAATAGTTGTGTTGGAATTGATGGAGCAATCCGCAAGGCAGCCATGCTTTTCTCGGTTTGTCTTTTAATGGCAACAGATGTAATCATGCATATTAATATGATTGGCATGGTGCCAGAGAAGTACATACAGATTATCGGAATTCAGAAACTTGGAATCTGTGAATTTTTCTGTCTGTTATTTATACTATACGAAGCGGTCAGTATTTTAAAGAATATGACCCTATGTGGCTTGCCAGTCCCGGCAAGAATCAAGAAATGGATTCAGAAATTCTTGGAAGATATGACAGAAGAATTACCAGAAGATACGGAAAGCAAATAGTGATGTGCGACATCGTACAGGAAGGAGTAAAATATGGACGAAAAAGAAGTAGTAGGAATGGAACTTGATGAAGGTGTAGAGCCTACAGAGGAAGAAATCAAGGCAGCAGAGCAGGAGGTGCAGTAGCATGGGAGTATATAATGTTCATGGCGGACATAA